GATTCCCCTAGCGTCTATAATGCACGATAAGATACAGCACGATTAAACGATTGCTTAATTGAATATTGTATACAATATACAGCATACGATTAAACGATTGTTTAATTGTTTATTGTATTTTATAAAAACAATGCACGTTATGCTTGATTAATGCACGTTATAATGTTATAATATAATCACCAAAGGAAAGGAGAATAAAGCTATGGCAGAATGGATAACACACGCACAAGTGCGCAAGAGATTCCAAGAACATTTTTGTGAGTCGTTATACGATCACCCGGAACTTGTAACACCTGACACGGTTGTTGAATACGAAAAAATGAAAGATATCATGAGAGAAGAAAATGGAACAGCTCTTTCATTATGTAACACCACATACCGCACAAATTTACACTACGCTTTTTTATACGCAATTCAAGATAAAGTGTACAACAACGGTAAATGGTATATCGCGTATATAACAAACGATCAGCGCATTAACGTTCCGATTAGTGCAACATTGATAAAGGAGTTCTATGGATGTTTAGAAGAAAAATTAAAAGAACAGTAAAAAAATATATGGTATGGTTAATTTTAATTGGAATATCATTACTATTGTTTTACAGTTTTTTCTATGTAATAGCTGTGTTAGTCAATTATTTAGTTCCGTTACCGTAAAATTAGCACAAATGTTTCACGTGAAACATCAATAAAAGTGAGGTATAACAATGAAAAGAGAAAATGTTGACGCAATATATAAAGTAATGTTTGTGAAGTCGGGGTGTAGTTACACAGCGCGTGTGGTTATTCCGGCAAGCGCGGTTTCTGACTTAGGGATAACAGAGGGTGATAAAATACAGTGGACACGAACGCCGGACGGGTTATTGTTAAAGAAAGTTGGTGACAACAGTTGACCGTTAAAGAGCAGTATAAGCGTGAATATCGAAATTATTTGAGACGTGTAAATAGAGCAGTGAAGCAAGGCTATATCGTGGATGTTATCACAAAAGTAAAGAAACCAACAAATTCATCCGTTAACCGATTAAAACAACAGACAGGAGAAAAGATCAGATCAAAGTCGCGTGTTGTTGATATTGAGACAGGGGAAATTCTAAAACCCATTAAGAACAAAAAGAAACGCTTAAAACAGCAGAGAAAAAATGTAGCTATACTAAAAGCTGATTTGCCGACTGTTGACATAGTTGTTGAGGGTGGATCTAGTATACCAGTAGATCTTGGTTTGGGTGTTGACATTTTGCCACCAACAGAAAGTTATGAACAGATTATAGATAATTGGTATCAACAGGTTAGAGAGTCGTTCTATTGGTACATTGCCCAGTTTATCGAGTGGCAGACAAATAGATTGATATATGGTAAATCAGAAGAAACACGCAAGCGTTTTGCCTACGTGTTATCACAGCACCCTGATATATTTCCTGAACCGCCTTACGAAACAAGAGAAGCAATATTAAACAGTTTTAATGAAGTAGCGCGTATGATGGACTTAGCACCTGACAGCGAAGCTTACCAAGATTTTCTGTCTATGTATGACGGTGTTGAGAGTGAGGAATAGTTGTGAATATGGTGGTGAGGCGTTATGGGAAGAAAGAAAGATATAACTTATTGGGCGTGCGATTTTGAGACTACTGTGTGGACAGACGAAATGATAAAGCAAGTCGGGCATGAGCAAGATTATACTGAGGTATGGGCGGGTGCTGACGTTGCATTATATGATAACACTGAGTGTGTAACAATCACACACAGTATACGTGATTTTCTAACTAGATTCTTGCGTATGCCAGGAAATAACGTTTTATTTTTCCATAACCTCTCTTTTGACGGGTCATTCATTGTGGATTTTTTGCTCCGTGATGGGTACACGCACACAAGCGTGAAAGACACCAATATGAGAAGTAGGCAGTTTAAAACATCTATTTCAGCTATGGGGCAATGGTATTACATTAAAATAAAATGGTCACACACACTGTTAGAAATAAGAAATAGTTTAAAGCTTATGCCATCATCTTTGAGGGCAATCGGACAGTCATTCAAAACGAAACACCAAAAGTTAGAAATGGAGTACACAGGCAACAGGCAAGCCTATTGTGATATAACGCCGGAAGAAGAGGAATACATAAAAAATGACGTTCTTGTGTTGAAAGAAGCTCTCGAAATGATGTTCAATGAGGGGCATGACAAGTTAACGATTGGATCATGTTGTTTGTCAGAGTTTAAATCTCATTACACAAAAAAGGATTTCGATAGAATGTTCCCTGACATACGAGATGATCCCATGCACTTTGAATTTTCAGGCTATAACAACATGTGGGAATATGTACACAAATCATATTCCGGCGGTTGGTGCTACGTGAATCCTAGATACGCACACAGAACTATAACATTAGGGAAAGTGTATGATGTAAATTCATTGTATCCGTCTATGATGCATAGTGTTTCCGGGAATTACTATCCTTACGGACGCGGTCAGTATTGCTTAGGCGCACCACCTGACCATATGAACAATAAGAATGATTTTTATTATTTTGTCCGTTGTAAGTTTCGGTTTCGGCTAAAACCGGGGGCATTACCGTGGTTGCATATCCGAGGTAACGCACACTATAAAGGTAACGAAAATCTGTACACTTCAGATATACGGCATAAAGGACAATACTATAGATATTATTATGACAATGACGGGAATGTCTGTGACACACTACATGAGTTTGTGTTGACTAAAACAGATTGGCTATTATTGCAAGAAACATATGATTTGTACGATTTAGAGATTATAGACTATGTATGGTTTTACGCTCGTCCGGGTATGTTTGATGAATACATTGATACATACGCAGAAATGAAAAAGAAAAGTAAAGGTTTTAAACGGACACTGGCTAAACTTTTTCTAAACAACTTGTATGGCAAGTTCGCGATGTCAGATGATAGTTCATGGAAAGAACCATATATGTCTGAGGATGGGGTCGTACGTTTCAGATTGCACGAGGAACATGAAAAAACTGTTGGTTATATCCCTGTCGGTTCAGCTATAACATCATACGCGCGAAATTTCACGATCAGACACGCCATAGCTAATTATGATCGTTTCTGTTATGCAGACACAGACTCTATTCATTTACAAGGTTTAGAACCGGCTGAAATGGTTGTTGTTGACCCTGTTGAATTTTGCTGTTGGAAGAATGAATGTGATTTTGATTTCGCTTATTATGAACGTCAGAAAACCTATGCAGAACACGTTATAGCAGAGAATGGCGAGGAGTGTAAACCTTATTTGAACTTAAAAGCGTCAGGCATGACGAAACAAGCGAAACAGGAGTTCATTGACCGCGGATTACCGGTGTCCGCGTTACGTGAAAACTTGCAACTTGAGGACGCTAACTTAAAGGGCGTAAGAATCAGAGGCGGTATATTGTTAAAAAATAAAACATTTAAAATACAGAAAAGTGTTGACAAAAAAGTGAATCCAGTGTATAATCATTAATGTAATCAAGATGAATGTTAAAAAAAAGAAAGGAGATTTAGATTATGATTACAAGAACAATTATTACAGCAAAAGTTAAAGCTGAGGTCGTTGAAAAAACAGATCAGGGAATCCAGTCAAGAGAAGTAGAGGTAAATGTTGAGAAGTGTACTTCAAAAGAAAAGGCAGAAATCGTATTGGGTAAAATGTTCAAAAATGCGATTGTGAATGTTTTGGAATGCGTGTTCTATGTAGATAAGCGTGTGATGAGTGATTCTGATTTTGCCAAACACTCAACAGTTAAAGAACATCTGATCCTCACAGAGGAAGAGGTTGCAGAAATTAACGCTTCAAGAAAGAGAGGTAAATAAGAATGATGTATAATATCACAAAAATGGATATGGCGAACGTAGGTTCAGGACTTGGATTTGTTGACGCAGTTGAACAGAAAGTAGAGGGTGTGCTTGAGGGTTTCGGAATCGTGGATTCTGAAAGATTGAACGAGAACACAGGAGAACTGGAAAAAGTTGTGATTTCCGTTGTAAAAGTTAATGGGCAGCTGTTTAGTGGTTCGTCAAAAGTTGTTGAGGGTAGATTGAAAAACCTTAGTGCAATCGTCGGAGACGGTAAGGATGTTGAAGAAAAGAAGATCAGCGTAAAATTTGAAAATATCAAATTGGCAAAGGGTAACGGTACAAACCTCATTGTCACTAGATATGACGAGTAATTAAAAGGGGCGGGAAACCGCCCTTTCTTTATAAGGTGGTGTAATATGATTAACTTAGAAAAATTAAATATGACTATTGTAACATCTGACACATTAATGCATATCATCAATGACCCATATGTACAATCTGTGACACCGTACACAGACAGAAAGGGATTACAATGTTATAACGTAGTGTCAATGAGTGGCGAAAGGTATAAGGTGTTTACACATGGGAAAATATTATGATTGTAATTATTTGTTGACTCTGAAAGATCGTAACGGAAAAAACCCGGATATATATATTGCAGATGGAAATCGAACAGCGGGTAAAACCGTGTCATTTAAACGGCGTCTAATCGACACCTTTTTGAAAGAAAAAACAGACGTTAACCAGTTCTATCTTATCTATCGTTATAAAACAGATATGCAGTCCATGTCCGATTCATTTTTCACTGACATTCGAAGATTGTTTTACAATGGTCATGTTATGACCGAAAAGAAATTGTTTGACGGTGCAGTAGTACAATTACTGCTAGATGATAAGCCATGTGGGTGGTGCTTACCGCTGTCATTGTCAGGGAAAATTAAGAGAATGTCGTCCATATTTGTGCAAGTGGCACATGGATTTTTTGACGAATACCAAGATGAGTCTAACAATTATCTGCCAAACGAAATAGATAAGTTAATGTCTATTCACACATCTATCGCACGTGGTGACGGAAAACAGAGTCGGCGTGTTCCGCTATATATGGCAAGTAACACCGTATCAATACTCAACCCATACTATCAAGCACTAGGTATCAATAAAATGCTAAAACGTGACACAAAAATATTACGTGGTGACGGTTGGGTGTACGAGCGAACATATAACGAGAACGCCAGTAAAGCTTTTGAGAGTTCAGCTTTTAACCGCGCATTTTCAGGGTCAAAATACTTTTCCCACGCGTCACAGAACGTGTATTTGAATGACAATGACGCGTTAATCACACGACCGTCCGGATCATCTGAGTATATGCTTTCGATACGCTACAATGAAATGTGGTACAATGTTAGAAAATACAGCAGTTGTGTCTATGTCTCAGAGGGCGCGGACGAAACATTCCCACGGCGTGTCTGCTTCAATTATACGGATGTCATAGACGATCGCGCAGTGATGGTGAATAGTAGCAACTACATTATTATGGCGTTACGAAATTATTTTCACCGTGGTTTGATGCGTTTCCAAAACATCGCTTGTAAAAATATGGTGTTCGATATGTTATCTTTTTTATAGGTTGACATATGTAATAAATTGTGATATTATAATATTGCTCCCCTATTTGAGCAGAATCACTGACCGCGCTCGGACGCGTTAATGGGCAAGTAGTCAACCGGGGCGGGTGGAGTAACGCACCCTTTGATTTATCTTATAGGTCACGGGCACATAAAATAGCGGTTTCAACAAATTTACTGTTGACATCGCTATTTTATTTTGCTATAATGTGATTAACGATTAAGTGATTGCTTAATTGTTTAAACGTTCCTCTTGATTCATGTTTCACGTGAAACTTTACGTCTTGTGTTTCACGTGAAACATCTTGATTCATGTTTCACGTGAAACATTGCACAGAAAGGAGTGAAAAAACATGGAAACTATTAACGCTGTGATTAACGCCGTTGCTACGGTTGGTTTTCCGATTGTGTGTTGTGGTGTGTTAATGTATTATCAGAAATACACACGTGACAAGGATTCCGAACAGCTTAAACAGCTGTCACAATCACACGCAGAAGAAATGAAAACAATGGCGGATGCACTAAACAACAACACCGTTGTCTTACAGAAACTGTGCGATAAGCTAGACAGTGAGGTGAATGTGAATGAAAAAAAGTAAGGATCTGATTGCATTATTCCTCTCTGTTATGCTTGTTGTTTCACTACCAGTCACAGCGAGTGCAAATATGGACGGTATTGATGTGTCTAACTGGCAACGTGGAATTGACGTAACACAGATGCATGATGTTGAGTTCGTAATCGCAAAAGCAACAGAGGGCACAGGCTATGTTAACCCGGATTGCGACAGAGTATATCAAGATGCAAAAGAAAGCGGAAAAAAGACAGGTGTATACCATTTCGCTAGGAAAGGTGATGCGATCGCACAGGCGAAATATTTCGTTAATCACATTTCCGGTTATATTGGTCAATCTGTATTGGTGTTGGATTATGAATCATCCGCGGTCGATCAAGGTGTCGGTTGGGCGAAAGACTGGCTAGACGCTGTCTATAACATGACAGGTGTGAAACCCGTGATCTATATGTCAAACAGTGTGGTCCACAGATATGACTGGTCGGAAGTGGCAAAGAATTATTCTCTATGGAATGCGGGGTATTATGCGGGTTATAACACAATCTATGGCTTCATAGACAACCCACCATTACATTATGACCTTGGTGAGTTCTCAGGCAAGACACCACTATTCCAGTATACATCATCCGGTCGGTTGAATGGTTGGACGGGTAACTTGGACTTAGATGTGTTTTACGGCGATAGCGCAGATTGGGATAAATTAGCGGGTTGTGTTGCGTCAGATAACTATAAACCGTCTGAGCCAAATCACAAAGCAGAAGATCGTGTTGTGTATTACACAGTGCGATCAGGTGACACGTTGTCACGTATTGCACAACGATACAACACAACATACAAATATCTTGCTGAACTGAACGGTATCGCGAACCCGAACTTGATTTACCCGGGACAGGTTCTCACAATTTCCGGTGCGTATTCATCAAACACGAACACGGAAAGTGTCACAACGTACACAGTAAAAAGTGGTGACTGTCTAACTTCCATTGGAAAAAGACTTGGTGTTTCGTGGATTGATATCGCAAATAGAAACGGTATTCATTCGCCCTACACTATTTTTCCGGGTCAGGTACTTACAGTTGCGTCAAGTTCACAATCATCAAATGTTTCACAGTATTACACAGTGCGGTCAGGTGATACATTGTCTGACATTGCATCACGGTATAATACGAGTTATCAGACGCTCGCTAACCTGAATGGAATCAAGAATCCGAATCTGATCTATCCGGGTCAAAGTATAAGGTTGTGGTGATATGCCATCTATTAACACAGCATACACATGGATGATTAACGCGTGTAATGCACCCAACATTGGGTATTCTCAAAAATATCGGCGTGGACAGAATGTAAACGGGATCACGTATTATGATTGCTCTTCATTAATATCACAGGCATTAACGCAAGCCGGTTATTTCGAAACGAATCCATGGTTCACGACTTACACCATGGGACAGTATTTGCTAGACCTTGGTGCACAACATTACAAAACAGACGCTGTTCCGTGGCAAGCGGGTGACATTCTAGTTGTTCGCAACGCAACACGTCAACATACAGAAATGTGTTATGAACCTGCGGACAATGGTGGCATTACAATGGGTGCACACACAGCGAATGTTCCGCTTGCGCAACAGGTTTCCATAAATAACTTTGTGACCGGGGTTGATTACTACACCGACCTCTATAGATTAGGAAAAGCCACAAAGCTTAAATGGATTGCAAAAAATAACTATCTCACAGAGGAAGAAATGCAGAACAATGCTTATGTATTTTATTCTATCATGTGGGGTTATGGTTTTACTTTAAACGCTGTTGCGGGTATGCTTGGCAACTTTGAGCGAGAATCCAATATCAACCCGGGATTGTGGCAAAACTTAGATCAGGGAAATTATAGTCTAGGTTTCGGACTCGCTCAGTGGACACCCGCAACAAACTATACAAACTGGGCGAAAAGTCAGGGGTTCGAAATTGATGACGGTGACGGGCAGTGTTTGTGGCTAGATACGCAGACTGACCCATCCGGTCAGTGGATTCCAACCCCACAATATAAAATGTCTTGGTTGGAATTTAAAAAAGCTACAGATGAACCTGAGTATCTTGCGAGTGCGTTCCTAAAAAATTTCGAACGTGCCGGAGTCGAGGTTGAGGAAGAACGGCGAAAAGACGCAAGAAAGTGGTATGAATATTTAAAAAATTTTAACCCAAACAACCCACACCCGAAAAAGAAAAAGAAATCAAAATTGTGGTTATACAGTATGCCAATATGGAAAGGAGCTAATAGAGTATGACAAGAGAAGAAGCACTAACACAGATTATTGATGCGATTGGCGATGTAGAGGAGTTTGACGAAGCACTCACCGTGCTAAGAACACCAACAGAGGACGAAACCACTTGGAAAGCGAAATATAATGATCTTGCTGAAAAGTACAAAACACGGTTCAAAGAGGCAATCATGACACAGAACAGTGGAGCATTGGAAAAACCGATTGATGAACCAATAACGCCTGAACCAATCACGCCTGAACCAGTACCCAAACTGGACGACTTGGACTTTTCAGCAGAAACAGAGTAATTGTTGATAGATGTTTCACGTGAAACATCACAGAGAAAGGAGAGATCACACATGGCAACGAAAGCAACTAACACAGCAATTTTAAACGCAATGAGGTCAGAGTATGAACTTGAAAACAGAATACCCGAGGCAACTCTTACTAATCTGTCTGAGATTTTCACAGCAATGATGAGTTATTCACAGGGTAAAAATCAGATTATTCCATCTCTACTTGAGAGAATCGGTTTACAGACTGTGGACTCAACAGCTTGGAAAAATCCTCTTGCTATGTATAAAAAAGACCCTATGCGTTATGGTATGACGCACGAAGAAACATTCGTCAATATGTGCAAAGGGAAATTGTACGACCCACGTGAATCCTACGAGGTTGCATTTCAGCAGTATCAGTCGTACATTATGACCGTGTTCCACAAGGTCAATCTAAATATGCAGTACCCAGTTACAGTAACATTCGATAACTTACGGTCAGCATTTTTGACAGAATTCGGAATCCGCGACATGATGGGGATGAAAATGCAGTCAGCCGTGTCCGGTGCGAACTGGGATGAATACAACGCTATGAAAGGTATGATTGACACTGGATATACACAACAGATTTTACCGGCTGTTACTGTTCCGGCTGTTGTGGATGAAGCGTCTGCTAAGAGAATGCTTGCAGAGGTGAAATCCGCAGTGGATGAATTTAAATTCCCGAACCCGGCGAACAACATCGCGGGTGCGACTTCTACATCTGAACCGTACAGTCTCATCTTCATTACAACACCGAAAGTTAACGCTCAGATTAGTGTTGACGCACTGGCTTATGCGTTCCATCTTGACAAAACACAGATGGATGTTAGAACCGTAATTGTTGACAAGTTCGCGAACTCAGCGATTCAGGGTGTATTGATGGATATTAGATTTTTCAATGTAAGAGATCAGTTCCGTGAAATGAGCGACCAGAGACTTGCGAACGTGTTGGCGTGGAATTATTTCTACACTATGGTGGAAATGATTAGTGCGTCACCGTTCTACCCGATCAGAGTGTTCACCACAGATCAGGTAGCTACAGAGTCGTTAACTATTTCCGCGAAAGGTGGAACATACATACCGGGTACAGTGATCAATATTCCGGCAACCGTGTCAGGTGGGACAGGTGCATACCATCAGAAACTTTTGAGTTATAGTGTTTCAGGTGCAACATCGAAAGACACATATATCTTGCCAGGTACAGATCAGTTATACGTTGGCTCAGATGAAACATCAGCAAAACTTGCTGTTGAGATTGTTTACAGACCGGACGAGTCAGTGAAAACAACCGTAAATTTTACGAAAGCGGGTTAGTGTTAACAGGTGTTGAGTGGAAAAATTTAGATGTGACAACAATCCCGCAAAACGAAACAAGTGAACAAACTGTAGAATACACAAGAGGTGCAGCGAGTGATCTTATGGTACTAGACGATAACTTCATTAGTGACGCTAAACTGGCTATTCATGGTAGCACCGGGGCGCAACTTGCAAATTTACCGAACAAAAACAGCGTCACTGTAGACGGTGTGACTTGGTCGTGTAAAGACAATGTGGTTACAGCAATAGGGGAAACCGGAAACGAGTATTCTCGGCCAACTGATCTAATATATAGTGTGCCTGTTGTACCCGGAAATTACTACATTTCAGGTGGTGTAAATCCAATCAGGGTTGTTATAAAAACTAGAAACATCTCAGGTTCAGAAATGTATTATTTGAATAACCAAGCGTTTACTATTACGGATGACATCTCTAGTATTAAGTTGTATGTAGAGGCGATACCAAACACGATAGTGAATACAACTATAAAAGTAATGTTGAATAAGGGCAACGTTGCTTTGCCGTTTGAGTCTTACACAGGCGGAACACCTTATACAGACAAGTACACAGTCACTATAGTGGATCAATCAGAAGACAATGTAACATTATCTATCGAAAATGTTGCAGAATCAGTGGGTGACAGTACTGAACTTGACGTTGTTTTAACTGACAAAAATGGGATCACTAAAAGATCGGAAGTTGGAAAAACTTTTACTGGAGGTGAATAATCATGATTCCAATGCCTACACAGGCGAATGTTGTGCCACGTGCACCACAAACACAATTAAGACTGTATAGGGGTGTTCCGTGGGATAATTCCTATAACCATGTTAGATTATACAACTCAACACAGGACTTGCTAAATCATCTTGAGAACTGGAGGGTTAACCTCTCCAGTGGATTGGATGAAATGTCACCAATCAGAGTTGGGTCACTTGACGTGAAAGTTCCATTCACTGAAATGTCTGCGCTTGATCTTAACTATTTAGCGTTCAACAACTATGGGTTACATGATGAATGGGTATTCTGTTTCATTACATCTATAGAGTGGAGATCAGAGCGTACAACAAGAATCATATTTGAACTGGACGTTTTTCAATGTAACTGGTATAAACTGAATGTGAAACCGTGTTTCATCGAATATCAACATATACCGAAAAGCCAGGACAAAATAGGTGCAAACCAAATACCTGTGAACCTTGAATCAGGAGAGTCGGTAGTGGCAAATTCCTATCTATATCCATTGTACAATATGGACATATGCGTCTATGTTTCAGAGGGAACAACCGGAGAACCTTTTGACGGTTCAGTAGTTAACGGAATATATCGAACAGGATCGTTGGGTCATTACAGTGTCAAAGACGTGGAAACCGTAAACAACCTAATCAAACAATACACAGAAGAGGGTATTGTTGACGATATTATGGCTATATTCATGGCTCCTCAAATATGCATTAACGCGATAAAGGGTGATGACTCAAACCGGGCAGAGTTCAAGTTACCATTAAACAAAGGTGATATTTTCGGTGGTTATATTCCACGCAATAACAAACTGTATAGTTACCCATTTTGTTATGCTATGGTGGACAATAATGAGGGTCAGGCAAATGTCTATCGGTTTGAATTATCGAACAATGCCGACCACAGTATTGACTTTGAAATAGTTGGTGCAATGTGTACCCTACCACAGGTGTTGGTGTCACCATCAAATTATAAGGGTGTGAACCGTTTATTTTCTGAGTCATTGGTGATATCAGGATTTCCACAATGTGCTTTCCAGTCTGACACATTCAAAGCGTGGGTTGCTCAGAATAAGGGCGCACTGGCTGTTCAAGCTACGTCTATTGTAGCTGACTCATTGCAAGCACCTGTTGGTGCAATAACCGCAATAGCCACAGGTGGAGCTGTTGGCGGAACTCAAGTTGCGTCAGGTTCTGCTAGTGCAATACAGGGTACTATGTCATTATTGGCTCAACTTAGAGATAAATCTGTCGTTCCGGCATCTGTCCACGGTAAATCACTTTCTGAGAATGTGAACGTTGCGTGCTCTTTAACTGGATTCAGTTTCTACGTTATGTCGTGTCAGGAAGAATTTGCAAGGGTGATTGACTCATTCTTTGATGTGTACGGCTATCCAATCAATAGAGTCGCAACACCAAGCATACACAGTCGATCAACATGGAATTACGTTAAAACAGCCGGGTGTGGTTTCACAGGTGCGGTTGACTTGGCGCAGTTACAACAGATTAGATCTATTTTCAACCGTGGTGTTACACTGTGGCATACAGATGATATCGGAAACTATTCACTACCAAACAATTAGAAAAGAGGTGATATTATGGGTACAGTGAAAAACCCTTACCGGGTATACGAAAAGAACATAAATCAACCGTGTAACGAGCGAGACATCACTGAATTCTACTTTTTTAACAGTATCATGAACTTGTTCATTAATCGGTTCAAATACACAGGATTACCTGAATCAATTGAGCCATTCTTTATTGAAAGAGTCATGTTTTTTCATGGTTTGGGGTCATTCATCTATGACGATATTGCTGATGCTTTCGCGTTCATGAAAGTGAACCTGTCAGGAATGTATGATATATACAACGTGCCACAGGATAGATGGGCGTATGCTAACAATGGTTACATGAAAGAATACGGAAAAGATAACTCTGTAATCATGTGGGATTCAGCGACCGCATTTCCATATTATTATACGGCTTGTCTGTACGCAAAAACTATGGCGAATGTGTGGCGTACGCGTGACATTAATATGTTTAGTCAACGCACACCTGTTGCGATTGTATCCTCAGATGACGAGAAATTGAGTTATCAAATACTTGGTGAAGAATACTCCAACTATGTGCCTGTGATTAAAATTAGCGACACAATTAATATTAAGAATTTACAAGCTGTCACATTAGGTGCGCCTTATGTTATTGACAAGTTGGAAGATGAACTCACCGTATTGTGGGCGCGTGTACTAACTGATCTTGGCTATGAATCGAACCCATCAGAAAAAAGAGAAAGACTGATATCTGATGAAGTTGCCGGGAACAACGGTCACACAGAGGGTAATCGAAATATAGCTCTAGCACTAAGAGAACGTGCAATTGACGCGTGCAATAAATTGTTCGGATGGGAAGCGAAAGTGGAATTTAGATCGAACCTACCAACACCACTGAACGCACCAACACAGTTTATGCCAAACATTGACAGAAAGGGTGATGTTATTGAGTAAGTATACCACAACTATATATAATATACTTCAAAACATTGTACCAAACTCGGAGAACCTATCACCGGGTGAACTGGTTGAGAATGGTGTAAACGCTTTTTTCGACTTCTCATTTCCTTGGTATAACAACACAGGTGATGGAAAATCTGAGTTTATGAGCGCATACTTAACAAGGTATTTGAATAATGAAATAGGACAAGAAACGTTAGGCTTGCACAAACAATTTTTTAAAGGTTTGATGTGTGAAAGCATGGAAGAAATGAGTCAAAAATATAGATTGCTTGGTGGTATGCCTAACGTTGCGGGAGAAAGGGTGGTGAAACACAATGAAAACATAAACGACACAGAGACAAGTAACACAGATGTGAAGCAAGATGTAGTATCTACAGATACTTCAAATCAGAAACAAAACTCACAGTCTATTCATTCAGACAACCCACAAGTCACAATTAGTACAAATGACTATGCATCTGAAATGGATAGAGGTGAAGCGACCACAAACAACACCACAAACATAACAAGTAACTCATCAGGGAAAAATAACAGTAACCGTGTAGGAAACACAATCAGGACACTCTCTGAAAATGAAACAGACACACGCAATAGTGAAAAATATTTTAAAGCAATTTCTGAGGGTACGTATTTAATCAACACAATACTGTTAAAACGCTGTAGAAGATTGTTTATACAAGTGTGGTAAAAGTGAGGTGATAATATGCAAATAACACCATTAATTAAATTGAATTGTTGTAATCTACCGTCAGTGTATAACGACAAACAGTCATACTATGAGGTGTTGTGCTATCTCGAAAATAAGATAAATGAATGCATTTCAGCTATCAATGACTATACGGATGCATACAAAGATTACACGGACACGCAAATCGCTCAATTAAAAGCAACACTTGAAAATGAGATACATTCCCTTGAAGAGTATGTGAACACACAAGTTGCTGGCTTTAAAGAATATGTTGACGGAAAAATTACTATTGTTGAATCTGATTACAACGAAAAAATAACAAAACTTGAAGTATCAATAAATAAGAAAATAAATGATATTTCGAATTCATTGACGGAGTTGACAAGAACCGTGTACCGTCTAAACAGTGAAACATATGTATACATCAATCAACAGATTGACAGGTTGATTGATTATATAAATAAATATGTTTGTAACAATATACAGTGTTACAATCCGGTCACAGGTCAATATGACAGTATATGTAAAATCCTTGGTGACATTTATGACTCGGCGAGATATTGTGGGATAACTTGTGATGAATTTGACGGGTTGGCGTTAACTTGTAACAGTTTTGAACGCCTAAGCATGACAGCTCACGACTTTGATTTATACGCCGGGTGCAAATTAATTCCGTCAAGTCAGTTATACATGTTCTCACCGTTAACAGGTGAATACGTATTCTATCAAGATGTGATTTATCAGTTGGCTGAATTGCACAGCAACGCACCAATTACAGTTAGAGAGTTTGATGCCCTAACATCACTAACGTGTAATACCTTTGTAGGTTACAAGATGACGGCGTACACGTTTGATAACACAGCAAAAGATATATTAATGTAAGGAGAGATTATTATGAGTAGCACAAACAAAACAACAAACTATGATTTGTCACAGTATATCGGAACGGACAAACCTACTTACCTTGGTGACTACAACGGAGATATGTTGAAAATCGACAATCAGATGAAAGTGAACGCGGATTCCGCAAGCAATGCAACGAGCGCTGCCGGGACAGCTCAGGCTGTAGCAGATAAAGCATCGAAAGACGTTAAGGCTTTAAATGACTCTGTGACAGCTAACAGTGAAGATATCGCTAGTTTAAAAACAAAAAACGCACAACAGGACGTATCTATTCAGAACGCGACAAATACAGCAAGCTCAGCTAACAACAAAGCAAATCAGAATGAGCAGAATATTACAGACATTAACACGCGTAACCAGTGGATTCAGGGTACTAACATTCATAATACAGGTCTTCCTAACTACACGAAAGGTTCATGGAACTGTTCATACAACAAGTTCTCAGGACTGTTAAACATTAGTGGACAGATTGAACTTTCTCAGGGTTCAACTATTGCCGGTACAACAAGACTTGGAACAATTCCTACTAATATTATGACTCTGATTGGTTCAACAGGAGATCGAAAAATTTGGAGTTCTTTATACGTGACAAGATCGGATCAGACACTGGAAATTCAGAATATCACAATTGAACAGGATGGAAAGATCTCTTTACCGTATACCCTAAACAATGTGATGTATCTGAATACTCAGCTTACACTTAACACTTCAACATGGAAATAATGTTTGTGCCGTGTGTTAATGTTTAAATAAAGAATGGTTATAGCTGTGCCACATTGTGTGGTACAGCTTTTTTATAGGCTCGTATACAATATTCAATTAAGCAATCGTTTAATCGTGCTGTATCTTATCGTGCATTATAGACGCTAGGGGAATC